ATTTATCGCTACATCTTCTGTGTCTTCTAGACCATCATGTATGATAACCTCATATTCACGATCCTCAGCAAAACGCTTTATGTGATCAATCAGTCCGACATATATTTGTTGTGTGTTAACGTTGAATAGTCTAATCTTACCATCCCAATAACGATTACGCACAGATGGCATAAACTTAGCACCTGGAACTTCAAACGTGAAGAAATCACTCAGTTCCTGAGCAGTACCACGCTCAACATCTAATTTCAGATAAATTTCGTTCTTTTTGTATATCTCAATCTTATCCATTACATAGAACCTTGCGTAAACCTCACCCAATCAATTGCTGACTTTATTTGAAAGTTTCTATTGTTCAAACTCTTGACGATTGCCTCTACATAGTCAACCTTCTCACCCTGCAGAGAAACCTTCAGTGTGCTTTCAATAAACAAATCATCCGACTCGATATATGTATCTATCTCATTCTTCAGTAGTTTTTTGTAAAACTGATCTCTACCTAACTCTTCGAGTTCTTCTCTATCAAGTTCACCCAAGTAATACTCGATCAGCGTTTTCTTAAGTCGTTTGTTTTCTGCTTTGAGTTTGAAAAGAACTACACGCTCTCCCATAAAGATCTTGAGATACTTGTTGTGTAGTTTAGGAATCTTGGTTGCTTCACGATCGAGTTCTGTTTCATCGATCTTACAGTCTACGTCCCATTGCGAGACAATATCTTCAATTTTCATAATGTAATCACCTAGAGTATGTGTTATACCCTCTATTATACTATATTAGGTTACAGAAGTCAATGTATATCTTCTGTATGCAAAGGTCACATTAGCATTCAAATACTCAACGTCGCCTTGCTCAATGTTAAATTCTACTGCTGATAATGATGTCGGATACAAATCAACAAACTTCACGTCCACATTTGGTTTGTATTGATTGGTAGTAATCAACAAAGATGCGTCAGAAAATATACCATATTTGGTTTGCACATTTGCTCTTTGTTGGAACTCGTCAGGATACCCGAGTCCAATCATCCAATCATATATTTCTTGGAAGTTTTTTAGATCTTCATCAACACGAAATTGTAGTTGTAATTGACCAAACGCCAGCTTCTCTCCTGGATTTGGCAATCGTATGAATGGATTTGGTGTTTCTACTTCGCCCATAGAAATTTCTGGTATACTAGCACTAGTGCAGAAATAGTTTACATTAGGCAGACGCTGAATAGCGAACTGAAACCCGATGGGTGATAGAAAGTTTTTATTATCTGGATTGGTTGCCATATTATATCCTTATTGTACCTACTATTTATAAGCAAAACCAATAGGCAAAAAAAGAGAGACCCGAAGGTCTCTCTAAAACTGTTCACTAAAGTGAATCTTGTTTTTATCGCATTAGGTAGATTACATTAAGTTTGCTACCTTGACGAGTCTGTAGTAGATGTTTCCATCACCAGTACCCAACCGAGCAGGTTCAGCAAGACCAGGAGCACCATTAATAGCAAATGGGTTTGCTACCATGCCATACCGAGTCTTAAAACCAATCTTAGGTTGGAAAGTATTCTCACCAACCGCACGAACCATCTGAAGAGGAACGTATGGGCAGTAGAACAGACCAGAGTCAAAAGCAGAAGAACCTTTGTATCCGAGTGTGTAGTAGTTATTGGTTGCATCTGAGAAATATGGATCGATGTAAACCTTAATTCTACCATTCATCACACCAGCGAATGTGTTACCTGTGTCATCAACTTGTAAGTTGTTGTTAAGAGCAGGAGTGTAATCCAAAACACCTGACATCTGAAGTGCAGAAGCAACGTCAGAAGAACAGATTAGAACGTTACCTTTACCACGTCTTGTTGCCTTAGCAACCTCGTTAGCATCACGTTCGATTTGGAACATAAGACCTTTGAACTTCTCAACTGACCAACGACCATTAGAGTCTGTGTCAAGATCGAAAGTACCAGAAGTCGTAGTGTTAACAGTAGCACCTGCAACAGCAGAGTAGTTAATAGTACGAACAACTTCACGGTTGATTTCAGAAAGAATCTCAGCAGAAAGAATATTGCTAAGTTCTGTCTCAGCGTCAAGACCATGTACTGCTTTTAAGTCTTGTGCAAGTTCCATTGTGTACTCAGCTTTAAGAGCACGAGAAACAGCAGTAACAGCAACTTTTTCAATTGAGAATGCCATTTGCGCAAAAGCAGGTGAACCTGAAGAACCAAGTTTTTCTGCCTCAGCAGTTGTCATTCCTGAGTGAACGTTGTATGCACCACCAGTAGAAGAAGCAGAACGATCACTTGGATCAGTACCTGCCTGAGCACCAGTAGCAGATGCGTTAGCAGCGAAAGTGTTACCTGAGAAAGATACATCTGCCTCATTAAACATTGCTTCTGTGCCTGTCTGACTTGTGTAACGTGAACGCATTGCAAAGATTAATCCTGTTGGACCAGTCATTGGTTGTACGCCACAAATATCGTAAGCAATAAGGTTAGGCATTGAACGACGTACTAATGAAATCAGTACTGGGTCGTAAATGTCAACATTACCACCAGTTGCTACTGAAGAAGAACCGCCCATGCTGTTAGCAGGTGCAGCCTCGCCCAATAGCGAAGGTGAGTTATATCCACCAGAACCTTGAGCCTGCTCACGAGCAGATATCTCTTGGTTTTCTAGCAAAGTTGCTACAGTAGCACGTTTATGAGCATCAGCGATTTTTTCGAGATCAGGATGCTCAAGAACTGGCTGCCACTTCTTGATTAATTCATCATTTTGATACATTGTTAGTCTCCTTTACGGGGTTTATCTATCCTAATGTTTTATTATTTATATAAATTTATTTTTTGATGCTCTGTGAAATGGCACTCATGTAAGCAGACATTCCTGGATCAATTTTGGTTTCAGCATCCTCATCAATCTCTAGCGGTTCATCATCAATAGCAGTCTCTTCAGTGACAACTTCGTCAGACTTGAAGTAATTGCTCTTTAGTGTCTCTAGTTTTTCAACATAAGACTCTTCATTTTCAAACTCAACACCCTCTGCGAGGGAAGCAAGTTTGATTGCTTGAGATTCTGTTAGACCATCAGAAACTTTGCCGAGAATAATCTCAACTTTTGCTTCTGTTAGTTCTTTCTTAAGGTCGATAGACTTTTCCATTTCTTCGTTGACTGATTGCTCTAGTTCTTCAATCTTACCAGCAAGCTCATCTACAAGATCGACTTTCTCTTCAGGAACTTCGATGTAGTTCTCAACGAATAAGTCTTTAAGACCTTTCATAAAGTTTTCTTGGATTTCAGCACGAATACCTTGCTCAACTGCAAGTTCGTTCTCTTTCATCCACTCTTCAGCAACGTACTCTAGATATGAATCTAATTTACCTGCCATGTCTTCAGCGATTTCTTCTTTAGCAACTTCCATCTCTGCTTCAAGATCAACAGTAACTGTTTCCAGTAACTCATTGACTTTAGAAACAACTGCTGCTTCAAAGATTGTAGATGCTTTAGTAGTGAACTCTTCAGAGAGATCCTCACCACTAAACATTGCAGCAACATCTTCTGCAACATTTACATCGCCTGCTTTAATTTGTCGAAGTTCGCGCACAGAAACAGCAGTAGTTTCTTCGTCTTTATCTTCAGAAACAACTTCTTTGCCCTCAAGTGCGGCAAGCATTGCTTCGTAGACTTTTTCAAACTGCTCTTTCTTCATGCCCTTAACTTCTTGGGTGATTTTTTGAATTGCAGCAACCTTGGTGAGTTTCTTTTTCTTATCACCAGCTTCTGGTTTATCACCAGGAGGAGTTGCTTCCTTGCCAGTAGGTTCAGGAACTTCAGCGTCAACACCAAAAGATGCCTTTGCCTCGTCAACCTGAGATTCTACTTCTTGGTCGAGGTCTAAAACCTCGTCTTGCTTGATTTCTTTATCAGACATCTGGATTGCTCCTTCGTGAAGTTATCTCATGTTATTTATTTATAAAAATAGAACTTTTAGCGTCGTAAAGTTTCTAAGAACTGTTCAAAGATCCGCATTTTGTTTGCTTCAACTTCTTTAGCACTCATCTTCTTTACATTGTTACGAATTTGTTCTGCCTCGATCATTTGCCACTCATTGCGTCCAGCGTTAAATACCCACTCAGCACCTTCCATAATACCTTCTACAAAAGCATTAGGAGCGGAAGGATCTGCGACGATATCTGCAGCGGTTGCTAGATAAAAATCATTTTGCACTTGTGCAACACCACCTTTACCTTGTTTCAATGAACCCATACCACGAGAAGATACACCAAGTGTAGCACCCTCGTCCATAAGTGACTTGACAATCGCACCATATGGCGTTTCTGTCATAATCTTAGCACGTCCCTTATAGTTATCACCGTCACGCTCTAGTTTGGTAATAAGATGAGAGACACG